GAAAAAGAATAAACCCCACCACAACTATGATAGCTGTGATGAGGCCCAATTCTATCTTGTTTTCCAAGTTACTCATTTGTATATAGAAGTGGTGTTTCAGCCAACTCAAATGATAACGAGTCATAAGTGTAATACCATACTTCATCATTTCTTCTTTGATGGAATAACGCAGGTTCTCCAACTGCATCTACACTAAATTGCCATTCACCATCTTCATCAGGAACACCCTCAAACATTGTAATTTGTACATTACGACTTCTGTTGATTACTTCAAGTGGATTATAAGGCCATGCCTCATTTCCAGTCTCCATCAATGTTTCAGATGCGTGTTCTTCTAATCCAGCCCATATCATATCAGCAAATGCCTTTTCTGCAGATGCTTCCGCGTTATCAACTGTCTCTTGATATCTTGGAATTGCCACAGCCGCTAAGATTCCCAATATGATTGTAACCATTACAAGTTCAATCAATGTGAAACCTTTACTCGTGTTTTTGATTATGTTCTTCATTTTATTTTCCTTTCAGGATTATATGTTACGATTTAAGGTACTAAAGTTTTATGTAGTTTAGATGGATTCTCTGTATCCATTACTACGATTACAGGAGCTTGTGCAGATGTACCACTTCCACTTCCTGGTATTACTAAGTAAGCGTATGAACCATCCTGAAATGGTGATTCAATACCTTGATTACCAAAGTCTGCTTTAAAATCAAGAGCACCATCAGAATCAAATCCAACAGATGTTTCAAGATTCATCCAACCACCTTGTAAAGCATCATCATCATCACTTGCTGGTGAGAATACATAAACGAACTCACCTAACTCTGATGTATAAGAATACTTCGCATCAAGTATGGTTTCAACATACGCCTCAAGAGTTTCATCAGTAGAAGCACCCTCAGCCAAATCGATACCACCAACTTGTGAATCGTATTTAGATTGACCAGGAAATCTTCCCTTACCCTCTTCAGATAGTTTTTGGTTATAATAATTGTTAGCCACAGTCAAGATTTTATCTATGTTTGCCATAGTTTTCTTTTCCTTGGCACCTGCACCAACCTGTCCAAATTTTGGAGCGGCTGTTGTGGCGAGAGTTGCCATCATTGCTGTAGTAACTGCGAATTCCGCAAGTGAATTTCCCCTACGGCTTTTTAAAGTTTTAATTAAGTTTGTGAACATATT